TAGCGTCGCCAGTTGCCTGCCATTCGATAATCGCAGCCTGCATGACCAGAATGTTTTTCCCGATTAACAGGTCCAGTTCTTTGTACCGGTTGCGGATGTATGCATTCTCGCTTTGTAATTTTGCGTTGCGCTTCTCTGCGGCTTCCAGCTCAACACGCAGCTTCCCTACCGTTAGCGCAATTTCCTCGTTCTCCTGGTCGCGTGATTTGATGTATTGCTGGTTTCTTTCCCGTTCATCCAGCAACGCCTGCACTACTTCAGGGTTGAAAGCTGCGATATAACGCGCGTTATTCTCTGCGTTTTCCTGTCCATCAAAGCCGGTCCATTTGATAACGTCTTCACATCGTTTATCACCGGGTGTATGCACCGCATATGTACCAGTACCCGACGAAATAAATGCGACCCATTCGCCCTGCGTGGCCTGTTTTGCTATCTCACGCAGTGCCTGATAGTCAATCTTGCTCACTGGTTGCCTCCTTTTCGAAGCTGGGCGGCGATATCTTCGAGAACGCCATCAGAGAATGAGCGGTCAAAATCGCCTTCCGGCGCATTAGCCATAAACTCAGTAGAGGTAAGAATCATCCGGGCAATATCCGCGGCGTTCTTCGCAGTATCATCAATAAAACCAGCTTCCCAGGCAGCCAGCATTCTGTTCGCCACAAAGTAAGCGCCCTCCTTGCGTGCTTCAGTCTTCACTTCAGCCAGGAAAGCATCGGTGGCTGGTGTTTGCGGCATCCCTCCATCTGTTGCGCAGATATACGCATCAGATATTTCATCCTGCTCGCCATCAAACACGTAGCAACTCTGTGCGATAAATTTATTCAGCCCAGCATTCTCCGCTGCCAGTGCTGAAAACTTCTCGTGTGCCAACTTAACAGCAGAATCAGCCTGCTTAATTGACTCAATCGCTTTCTGTTGGTCTTCGGACAGAGCTGAAATCTTGGCCTCCGCTTCAGTAAATTTGCGTACCAGATATTCAGCATTTGTTTCGTTAACCTTTAAATCACATGGGATGCATTTACCTTTCAGAAAACCATCCATCTCAATTAGTGACATTTGTTTCATTTCTTCCCACTCCGCCACATCGCATTCAGATATTTGTTGTCATTAACAGAACCGAAACTCTTTCTCTTAAGTAATTCCTCTCTCGATGGCATTGGCTTTACGCGTTGGCGAATAATCATTTCTGCCGGAAGAATGCCGGGATTGTATGCAAGTCCTCTCATGGTAAATTCCTCAGTCATTACTGATAGCGCCATAGCGTGAGCGGTAATTACGCAGGCGCGGGTCGATATATTCAGGGAATTTGTCTATTGTCGCTTTTCGCAACGGTCTCATTGCTGTTTCGTTTGTTCGGTCCTTCTCCTGTTTTAGCGCGAGTTGTATATCGCGTCGGTACATCCGTTCTGCTTTTGTTTCTGGTGTCAGAGCAAGAAACGCGTCGAAATTGTTTTTGATATTTTCCAGCACCTCCGCCTTGGAGCTACCGGAGCAATTGCGCGGGTCATCCGCACCATACAGAGGCGCTGGCATAATGGGAGCCTTATTTTCAATAATCAGAAAGGAGGGTAATCGTTCTGGCTGTAACCATAATCATCTGCATGATTCTGGCTTACGTTTTTAGAGCGATTGTCTTTATCTTTGAGGCTGGCAACCATGTTGGCGATAGTTTCTGGTTGCTTGCCTTCCGCCTTTTCTTTAAGGGTTTGACCTGTTTGTGCAATAAACGGGATGCGTATTTCCATCTGGTAGCTGTCTGCGCCAGTCTTTTTGTTTGTGGTTAATACTTTCTGGAGCACTAACCCGATTTTCTTTCCATGAAACTCAGGAGCAACAAATTTACTGGCGGAAACCATATGTTGCGTTAATTGTCCAATCCCGGCACACCCCATCATGGCGTGAACGACATTTGCGCCAAATTTGTTTTCCGTTCCGTCATTTTTCTGAACACAGACGCTAAGATATTGGATTTTACGTCCGTCGTCGGATTCTCCAGAAAACTCAATAAATTTGGCTCCTTTTTCTGATTGCTTTAGTTCTGCTTCAGTAATGGTAATGATATGGGCGCCAGTTTCGTTAATAAAACCACCTTGCCCTGCGGTCAGTGCTGCTTCTTCGTTATAAGTAAAAATCACGTTGCTCATGCGGCGTTTTCCTTAATTTGATGAACATTATTGATGCCGTAGTAATCACAAACAGTGGCATCGACGAAAGAGAGATCGTTATCAATCTCATTGGAATCAAACATTCCCATTGGGGATTTGACAGTGTCTGCACCGTTGTTTTTCGTGGTGAAAAAGAACTGGTCATCGCGGGTAAGAGTGCGAAGAACTATAGTAAACATGCCTTCGACAGTGATTTTCTCGTCCAGCATTTTGCCGATAGTTTTCATTTTCACGCGCCCCATAGGGGTTTCTTCGGTATGTGCAAGAAAATAGACTCTCAGGTCATCAGGTGCATCCTGTGCAGCCTTAATCACCTCCCATGCGTGGCGGCCTATCTCAGTAAATTTATCAAACGATTTTTCTTCTGAGCGGCGCATAAACTCATTGCTCATCACATACTGGAAGTCATCAACAATAACGATTCTTTTTCCGTATTCGTGAGCACGCTTAATTGCAGCAACTATTACGTCCCATTTGTCAGTGGTAACTACGGTTCCTTTTTTTGCTCTGGCATCCCATGCAAGCCAGTCTTTTGATTTAAATGGTAGCGGCTTGCCTATTGGTTTTATAAGTATTGCTTCCTCTGGATTGATATTTCTCATGCTGGTTGATTTTCCGGTGCCAGATTCACCGAGTATTAATGTCGCAGTTCCCATAATTTGCCTCAGAATGGTAATTCGGATGGGCAGGAAAGAAATTCGCGCTCATTCATGCGCTCTCTTTGCGCCTGCCATAAACAAAGTTGTTTCTTTGATTTATCTCCCGCTTTACGCCAGTAACGAGCCTCAGCAATGTGATACTCTCTTTTTAATCGACTTAACTCTGGAGTTTTCGCCAGTTCTACCGGAATCATTTTGACCTCCATTTTCTGTAGGCTTCTACGGCTTCACGAAACATCTTTTCATCGCCAATAAAAGTGGCGATAGTGAATTTAGTCTGGATAGCCATAAGTGTTTTATCCATTTTTGGGAACTCCTGGCTGATTAAGTATGTCGATAAGGCGTTTCCATCCATCACGTAATTTACGTGTGATTCGTTCAAGTAAAGATTCGGAAGGGCAGCCAGCAACAGGCCACCCTGCAATGGCATATTGCATGGTGTGCTCCTTATTTATACATAACGAAAAACGCCTCGAGTGAAGCGTTATTGGTATGCATATAAAAAGGCCCTCACACTGGAGGGCAAAGAAGATTTCCAATAATCAGAACAAGTCGGCTCCTGTTTAGTTACGAGCGACATTGCTCCGTGTATTCACTCGTTGGAATGAATACACAGTGCAGTGTTTATTCTGTTGTTTATGCCAAAAATAAAGGCCACCATCAGGCAGCCTTGTTATTCTGTTTACCAAGTTCTCTGGCAATCATTGCCGTCGTTCGTATTGCCCATTTATCGACATATTTCCCATCTTCCATTACAGGAAACATTTCTTCAGGCTTAACCATGCATTCCGATTGCAGCTTGCATCCATTGCATCGTTTGAATTGCCCACACCATTGATTTTTATCAATAGTCGTAGTCATAAGGATAGTCCTGGTATTGTTCCATCACATCCTGAGGATGCTCTTCGAACTCTTCAAATTCTTCTTCCATATATCACCTCAAATAAGTGGTTTGCTGCCTAATTTCATTTTCTGGCGACCAACACAAGTCACACCCATTTCACTGCGTGGCTTGCGGTAGTAAAGATTGTGCCTGTCTTTTAACCACATCAGGCTCGGTGGTTCTCGTGTACCCCTACAGCGAGAAAAATAGTAAAATCCTCTTCACCCCCTTACTTTGTCAGGGGGATATCTCCTTCAGTTCTGACCATTCGCCTTAATACTTTCCTTAAGTCGATGTAAAGTTGAATGTCTCCATTTGCTGCGGCATCAGCCATTTTTTGCCTGACAAGCAGTAATGTTTCATACGGCTCAATAAGAATATCGTCATGAGTAATTAGGTGAAGCGTTGCCGCATCAACTATTCCTAGAGCTGCGCCAAGTATCAAAAATTCCCTGCTATTTTTGTCGCATGAGGAGATAAGCGTATTTAGCGCATACCTAATATTCTTTATAGCTGTTGTTAATGCTGCAATTTCTTCTATGGCGTCTTCTTCAATGAGCTTTTTAAGCTCATATTTTTCTTCCTGACCCATAATTACCTCGCCGTCAGTTGTTTTGATTTCCGGTAGCCTGCCGCGTAAATAGCTACGTTTGGCAGGCAAATACTTCCACTGCATTCATCTGCCTTCTTGCAGCGAAGGCTTCCGAGTGATGCTGCTTTATCTGCTCTGACGCAACCAGAGAGCTTTAGCGCAATTTTTCGTGCCAATCGCTGTTCTTGCATTGCCTGTTCACGTTGAGCCTGTCTGCGTGCTCTGCGGCGATTTCTGGCGTTATCATCAGCCAGATAAGTAACGATTATCATGTTGACCTCCGATGATTGGCTTTGGTGATTAGGTGGACGGTACTGATCTCCGGCTTGGTTAGTGCTTCGCCTGGTCATTATCACGCCTAGTGACCCCCTGAGGATCGTCTCCTCGCCAGTGCAGGTCATATCGCATCAGTCTGCGCATTCACCCAATCCCAAAGCCAACTACTCTTTGACTCACACTCTCGCAGTGAGCGCGCTCATGCCATTGAGTCTCTGCCGCTTCATCGCCGCTGATAACCGGTGCGCGTCTGGCATTCGCGCTGCTTTACCGGAGCTACTTTTAATATATTGACCCTAACCCGATGCTAAGCAGGCTCGCTCAATGGCGACTCAGGGCAGCATCATTACTGCTGCATTGCCTTTCGGCTGCGGTCTAACCGCGTTAGTGCACCATTACGGCACCTCCTGTTTGGTTAAACTCAGTTCCCGCATTTCGGCGGGACAATCCCATCAATGTTAAAGAGCCTGCCAATCTGTTCCGTTTGGCTTCCAGCGTCCTGCTGATGGCTTAAAGATAACTTAGGTTATAGGTGTGGTCAATAACCTAATTTATATTTTATGGTAAATAAGTTATAAGTGATGGATAACAAAGGTATTTTATTTTTGTAAATGTTGCTGATTGATTGGTGTTTGAGGGCTTACGTGCGGGGTGAAGGTGTTACCTTTGGCTTGATGCTTGTCTATGATGAGGATGGTTGATTGGGTGGTGAACGGCAGGAAAAGAAAACCCGGCGCTGAGGCCGGGTGTTTTTAGTCTTTTCTTTTGCTTAGCATTTCGTCGATTTCTAAGTCAATACGATATTGATCTATTGCTTTTCTCTCGTTTGGGGTTGGTATTTTATACTGTTCAATTAGATCTGTTGTGTATTTTATTTCATCTAATGTGATTTTTATATCAGAGAGAATCTCTTTTATATCAATTAGATGCTCTTCTTCTTTTGCGCGATTAGAGCTATGTTCAATCATTTGAGATAGCTTTTTGCTAATGCTTAGCAAAACAAAAAGAATGATGACCAAAACAACAACAAAAACTATCAGAAATTCCATTATCCCTCCGCACTTCCGTAAGTCTTCTTCTGATTATCGGTTACCAACTATGAGACGACCAGAATACTCTGCCAATAATCCTTACGGTTTCATGAAATTCATCTCTATCCATTACTTCATCCGGGTACTCTTCGCGATTTATTGATCTGATTATCACCGATGTAGGGGTGGCGATTAATGTTTTTACTCGTAACAAATCAGACTGGCAAATAGCGTAGGTTTTACCATCTCTGATTGTGGTATCTTGCGTGTTAACACCAACAACATCGCCATCGTGAAGCGTTGGTTCCATGCTTTGCCCTACAACCCTAACTAGCTTGGCTGATCTTTCTGATACTCCCATCTTTTTCAGATAGTGCTTTCTGAAAACCAAAGAGAACTCCGATGATTCCTCTAGCTCGCAGCTACCGCTTCCAGCTGAAAGCGAAACGTTAAGAAGAGGCAACGCAACAAACTCGTCATCGTTTCTTTTAATGTCTTCCCATACCACAGCTTTTAAAGATGACTCACGGACATTGGATGGTTCTTCATGTGCACCATCCCTCATTTCACCAATACCAGAACTAAGCCATTCAGGACGCACTTTTAAAGCATTGGCTAATTCAACCATCTTGCGAGATCCGTTTGTTTTACCGGACGACATCTTCTGTATGGCTGGCTGAGATATTCCAACCATGTCAGCAAGCTGTGATTGTGATACCCCTGCTGAGCTCATGGCTGCATTTAGTCTTTCTGCGAATGTTTTCATACTCACAAATCTATAACTACGGTTATCCAAAGTAAAATAACAAAGGTTATTGCTATTTTTTATAACTTGAGTTATCTTTGGTTATAAGTAATGACCACAAGAGGTATGCTCATGAATTTAGTAATTCAACGAGCCTTGAAAATTGTCGGTAGCCAAAAGCGCCTTGCCGACAAGTGTGGTGTAACGCAGCCAGCAGTACACAAATGGCTGAAAGGCGGGTTGGTCTCTCCAGAGAAAGTTACCGCCATCGTTAACGCCACTGGAGGGCAGATCAAGGCTTACGAAATTCGCCCCGATTTGCCACACCTGTTTCCAAAACCGAATCAGGCAGCATAAGTAACACCGCTCTTTAACAGTCATGGTCCTCATTCCCGCCGAAATGCGGGAATACAACGCGCATCAGTTGGTGCGCATAACTTCTTATTTGTTAAGGAAATACTTACATATGCAACTTACAAGTACTCGCAAGAAAGCGAATGCAATTACAAGCAACATCCTAAATCGAATTGCTGTACGTGGTCAGCGAAAGGTTGCTGATGCATTAGGGATCAATGAATCGCAAATTTCGCGATGGAAAGACAGCTTTATCCCAAAGATGGCCATGCTTCTGGCTGTGCTGGAGTGGGGTGTTGAAGACGAGGAATTAGCGGAGCTGGCAAAGAAAGTAGCCATGGTGCTGACAAAAGAAAAGCCTCAAGACTGCGGCAACAGTTTTGAGGCCTGATGTAGAAAGACTGGATCAATCCACAGGAGTCATTATGACAAAACAACTCAGTCCTTACCAGGACAAAATTCACAAACACATACTACGTGATCGCTTCCTGTCCAGCTTCAAGCAGCCTGGTCGATTCCGGGCTGAGTTGGAAAAAGTGAAGCTGATGCAGAAGGAGAAAGGTCATGAGTAATCTTGCAACCGTAACACATTTAAGGCCCTCACAACGGCCTGTGGAGCGTCGTGTGGCAGAAGTTGAAGATGGTTATACCCGTCTTGCAAATGCCCTGTATGAAGAGCTTATCGGCGCAGATTTAACAAAAAATCAGAGCAAGGTTGCCCACGCCATATGCCGTAAAACATACGGATACGGTAAAAAGATGGATCGCATCTCTGATAGTCAGTTAGCTCAAATTACCAGGCTGCCAAGACAGAAGGTAAACAAGGCCAAGAATGAGCTTATCGCGATGAAGGTAATCCTTCGCGAAGGCCAGCAAATCGGGCCTAACAAGAACATCGAGGAATGGCAAATCGAAGGGTGTCACTACTCTGGTGATAATGTCACTGCATTGGTGACAAAAAGTGTCACCAAAACGGTGACAGCGCTGTCACCAAAACAGGGACACACAAAAGAAACTATTACAAAAGAAAAAAGAAATAATAAAAACACTATGTCCGAAAGTGTTCGGACGGAGTGTGAAAAATCATCTGACCGTCACGAAGAAACCGACAAGGCATTCGAGGAAATATTCTGGTGTGCAGGCATGCGGAAAGCCGGGAAAAAAAACGCAGCTTCGGCATTCAGAACACAGTTCAGGGAATGGCGTAAAACTACCAGGGGTACGGCAAGCGAGTTTGCCACGATGCTGGCAGAAGACATCGCATGCAGGAATGGTAAGCAGTTCGGATTCGACAGGTTGTTACCATCGAGCTACTTGAACGGTCAGCGCTGGAACGACGAAAAGCCAGAAACCATTCAACCACAATCCAAACCATCATCCGCAATCACCGTATCGAAAACTGGCTACGTGTTTTTCGACAGGTGAACCATGAAATCAAAAATCAAATCGCTACTGGTCGCTGGTTATAACCACGGCTGGTTAAGTATTTCGTTTGTCGATTTCTGGTTTAAAAATCTCAATCTGAGGGAATCATGAGGCCAAGTGAACTTAGCGACCTGCTTTGGGCGCAGGTTGACAGGGTGGCTCCGCACCTGTTGCCAAATGGCAAGAAAGAGGGGCATGAGTGGGTTGCCGGTAACGTCAACGGTGACAAGGGAAACAGCCTTAAGGTCAACCTTAGCGGCAAGAAAAAATGGGCTGATTTCGCTGAGGGAGACGGCGGTGACATGCTTGATTTGTGGATGGCATGTCGTGGAATTAACCTGCATCAGGCTATGCAGGAAGCGAAAGCATTTCTCGGTATCAAGGATGACGATCACCATTTCGATGCCAGACGTGAGAAAAAATTCTCCAGACCTGATCGCAAGAAAATCGCCCGCTACGTTACCAGAACAGAATCCCATCTTGAGTACCTGCAATCGCGTGGCATATCGCCAGAAATCGTAAAGCGCTACGAGGTTGTCAGCGGCAAGGTGTGGAATGGAGAGCGGGAACTGGATGCTCTGGTGATTCCGTACAAACGCGATGGTGAGTTGTTGCAGGTCAAGCGAATCAGCACTGAGCGCCCGGACGGGAAGAAAGTCATTATGGCAGAAGGTGATTGCGAACCTTGCCTGTTCGGATGGCAGGCTCTGGACGCTGGCGTGAGGGCGGTTGTACTTTGCGAAGGCGAAATTGATTGTATGAGCTATGCGCAATACGGCATCTCGGCGTTATCCGTACCGTTTGGTGGAGGGAAAGGCGCTAAGCAACAGTGGATTGAGTTTGAGTATCACAACCTCGACAGGTTTGAGGAAATATTCATCTCGATGGACGTTGATGATGTTGGTCGTGAAGCCGCAAGGGAAATCGCAAGCCGACTCGGTGAACATCGTTGCCGTCTTGTTACTCTGCCGTGCAAAGACATCAACGAATGCCTGATGAACGGTGTTACCGAGGATGAAATCTGGCAGTACATCGGCACGGCATCCTACTTCGATCCTGAAGAACTCTACAGCGCGCGAGAGTTTTACCAGGACACTATCAACGCTTTCTACGGCAAGCAGCAGTATCTGTTTAATCCACCGTGGGAATCTCTGGCAGATAAATTCCAGTTCCGTGAGGCAGAGTTGACGCTGGTCAATGGTGTGAACGGTCACGGAAAAACGGAGGTTGTCGGGCATATGGCACTTGAGGCAATGCGTCAGGGTGTGAAGACGTGCATCGCGTCACTTGAGCTGAAGCCTGGTATTCTCCTTAAGCGCCTTACCCGTCAGGCGACGTGCTGCAAGATGCCGCCAGTGCTGGAAATTGACTCTGCATTTAAATTTTATGACGAAAGACTTTGGGTGTTTGGCCTGACCGGAACGGCGAAAGCCGACAGGCTGATCGAAATATTCGACTACGCTCGCCGCCGATACGGGATCCAGTTATTCATCATCGACAGCCTGATGAAATGTGGCATAGGCGACGATGACTATAACGGGCAGAAGGCGTTTGTTGACTCGATTTGCGACTTCAAAAACAAAACAAACTCCCACGTCATTCTCGTTACTCACTCGCGAAAAGGAGACAGCGAAGAAAAACCAACCGGGAAAATGGACGTAAAAGGCTCTGGAGCGATAACAGACCTGACAGACAACCTTTTCATCATCTGGCGTAACAAGGCTCGCGAGAGAGCGTTACAGAGAGTTCAGAGTGGTGAAAAGATGTCAGAGAAGGACGAACAGCTACTGGCATCTCCGGCATCTGTTTTGATGCTTGAAAAACAACGTAACGGCGAAGGTTGGGAAGGTGGTGTCCCGTTGTTCCTTGACGAGCAATCGCACCAGTTCCTGCAACTTGAATCAGGATCGCCATATAGCTACATCGCCAATATGCCGAAATCGGAATATGACGAGGCGTGGCGACAGGAAAACGTGACGGAGTATTAAATGACAATCTACATCACTGAGCTAATAGCAGGGTTATCGTTACTAATGGTTCTTACTGTATATATTATTAAGTATATTCTTTATGCGAATAAAAAAAACAATTGATCACGATGAGCTTCTGTCAACATTATCATATGACTCAGAAACAGGAATATTTAAATGGCTAAAAACAAATTCAGTAGTAAGAGTAAAAGGTAGTATTGCTGGAGGTGTTAGTGGTGGTTATATATGCATTAGCATAAATAATGTTTTGTATTATGCGCATAGGCTTGCTTGGTTCTATGTATACAAAAAATGGCCTCCTAAGTTTATTGATCATGTAAATGGGAACAGACTTGACAATAGGATTTCAAATCTAAGACTGGCAACAGAGGAGCAGAATGCAAGAAACATTGTAGGTAATAGGTTAAACACATCCGGTGCGATTGGAGTGTCTTGGGATAAGACAACTGGCAGGTGGAAGTCTTATGTTGGTTATAAAAATAAGACAATATCGTTAGGGTATTTCGATAGCAAAGAAGATGCAGCATTCATAGCAGCACTAGCAAGAAAGAAACTATATGGAACTTATGCGAGTAAAGCACTTAATTGCGAGCATGAGCTTTTATCTCAATTTAATAATGATGAGGATAAACTTGCGGAATATCTTAAGGAAAAATCTAAAAGGACTCGAAAGCGTGTTAAAAAAAGATAAAGGCCTGCTGGTAATCGCAGGTCTTTTTATTTGGGGGAGAGTAAATCGTGGCTGAGTTAATTTTCTCTGCATTGAGGCTTCTCGGTGCTATGTGGATGGTGGCGACGTTCATTGTGATTGCTGGCTGTTTTGTCCGGTTGGTAGGCGAAGGTAAAGACCTGGTGGGTGTGCTTTTCGGTAGCATTCTCCTGTGGGTGATTATCGGTGTTGCGCCTGTTGCTGTAGCAAAAATGGCGTGGCGTTTTGTTAGTTGAGGTGACAATGAAGCAAACAATCTTCCTCCGAACTAAGCAACAACAGCAAGCTGCAATAAATGCCATCCTCGCAACACCACTCGATAAAGACAAGCCAGTCACCATCCGCATTACTGACTACAAGCGCAACCTTGACCAGAACGCAAAATTTCACGCGATGCTGGCGGATATCGCACGTCAGGTTCAATGGTGCGGCAAATGGTTAAAACCAGAACAATGGAAGGTTTTGTTGATTAGCGGTCATGCAGTGGCAACAAAGCAGGAAGCTGATGTTTTGTCCGGCCTTGAAGGCGAATACGTCAACATTCGCGAAAGTAGCGCGCAGATGAGTGTGAAGCGTATGGCAAGTCTGATTGAGTACACGACAGCATGGGCTATTGGTCAGGGCGTCAGATTTACCGACAGGAGGTACGAATGAGACGACAGCGACGAAGTATCACCGACATAATCTGCGAAAACTGCAAATACCTTCCAACGAAACGCTCCAGAAATAAACGCAAGCCAATCCCAAAAGAATCTGACGTAAAAACCTTCAATTACACGGCTCACCTGTGGGATATCCGGTGGCTTAGAGAACGTGCGAGGAAAACAAGGTGATTGACCCAAATCGAAGTTACGAACAAGGAAGTGTCGAGCGAGCTTTAACGTGCGCTAACTGCGGTCAGAAGCTGCATGTGCTGGAAGTTCACGTGTGTGAGCACTGCTGCGCAGAACTGATGAGCGATCCGAATAGCTCGATGCACGAGGAAGAAGACGATGGCTAAACCAGCGCGAAGACGATGTAAAAACGATGAATGTCGGGAATGGTTTCACCCTGCATTCGCCAATCAGTGGTGGTGCTCTCCAGAGTGTGGAACCAAGATAGCACTCGAACGACGAAGCAAAGAACGCGAAAAAGCGGAAAAGGCAGCAGAGAAGAAACGACGACGAGAGGAGCAGAAACAGAAAGATAAACTGAAAATTCGAAAACTCGCCTTAAAGCCCCGCAGTTACTGGATTAAACAAGCCCAACAAGCTGTAAACGCCTTCATCAGAGAAAGAGACCGCGACTTACCATGTATCTCGTGCGGAACGCTCACGTCTGCTCAGTGGGATGCCGGACATTACCGGACAACTGCTGCGGCACCTCAACTCCGATTTGATGAACGCAATATTCACAAGCAATGCGTGGTGTGCAACCAGCACAAAAGCGGAAATCTCGTTCCGTATCGCGTCGAACTGATTAGCCGTATCGGGCAGGAAGCAGTAGACGAAATCGAATCAAACCATAGCCGCCATCGCTGGACTGTCGAAGAGTGCAGGGCCATCAAGGCGGAGTATCAGCAGAAACTCAAAGACCTGCGAAATAGCAGAAGTGAGGCCGCATGACGTTCTCAGTAAAAACCATTCCAGACATGCTCGTTGAAGCATACGGAAACCAGACAGAAGTAGCACGCAGACTGAAATGTAGTCGCGGTACGGTCAGAAAATACGTTGATGATAAAGACGGGAAAATGCACGCCATCGTCAACGACGTTCTAATGGTTCATCGCGGATGGAGTGAAAGAGATGCGCTATTACGAAAGAATTGATGGCAGCAAATACCGAAATATTTGGGTAGTTGGCGATCTGCACGGATGCTACACGAACCTGATGAAAAAACTGGAGACGATAGGATTCGACACCAAAAAAGACCTGCTTATCTCGGTGGGCGATTTGGTTGATCGCGGTACAGAGAACGTCGAATGCCTGGAATTAATCACATTCCCCTGGTTCAGAGCTGTACGTGGAAACCATGAGCAAATGATGATTGATGGCTTATCAGAGCGTGGAAACGTCAATCACTGGCTGCTTAATGGCGGTGGCTGGTTCTTTAATCTCGATTACGACAAAGAAATTCTGGCTAAAGCTCTTGCCCATAAAGCAGATGAACTTCCGTTAATCATCGAACTGGTGAGTAAAGGAAAAAAATATGTCATCTGCCACGCCGATTATCCTTGTGATAAATACGAGTTTGGAAAGCCAGTTGATCATCAGCAGGTAATCTGGAACCGCGAACGAATCAGCAACTCACAAGACGGGATCGTGAAAGAAATCAAAGGCGCGGACACGTTCATCTTTGGTCATACGCCAGCAGTGAAACCACTCAAGTTTGCCAACCAGATGTATATCGATACCGGCGCAGTGTTCTGCGGAAACCTCACATTGATTCAGGTACAGGGAGAAGGCGCATGAGACTCGAAAGCGTAGCTAAATTTCATTCGCCAAAAAGCCCGATGATGAGCGACTCACCACGGGCTACTGCTTCTGACTCTCTTTCCGGTACTGATGTGATGGCTGCTATGGGGATGGCGCAATCACAAGCCGGATTCGGAATGGCTGCATTCTGTGGTAAGCACGAACTCAGCCAGAATGACAAACAAAAGGCTATCAACTATCTGATGCAATTTGCACACAAGGTATCGGGGAAATACCGTGGCGTGGCAAAGCTTGAAGGAAATACTAAGGCAAAGGTACTGCAAGTGCTCGCAACATTCGCTTATGCGGATTATTGCCGTAGTGCCGCTACGCCGGGCGCAAGATGCAGAGATTGCCACGGTACAGGCCGTGCGGTAGATATAGCAAAAACAGAGCAGTGGGGGAGAGTTGTTGAGAAAGAGTGCGGAAGATGCAAAGGCGTCGGCTATTCCAGGATGCCAGCAAGCGCCGCATATCGCGCTGTAACGATGCTAATCCCAAACCTTACCCAACCCACCTGGTCACGCACTGTTAAGCCGCTGTATGACGCTCTGGTGGTGCAATGCCACAAAGAAGAGTCAATCGCAGACAACATTTTGAATGCGGTCACACGTTAGCAGCATGATTGCCACGGATGGCAACATATTAACGGCATGATATTGACTTTTTGAATAAAGTTGGGTAAATTTGACATCAACGATGGATAAATGCACTCGTTAAATAAAGCCCTGAGTTAATATCTCGGGGCTTTTTGCGTTTTAAGCACGGCCTTTCTGAAAGCACATCAAACCAAATACCAGACAGACAAAAATAATCACCTTATCCGCTGTGGCTACGGTGCGGTGTGCTTTGCATAAAAGAAAACCAGCGCAATGGCTGGCTTCGTGAAAGCGGGTGGCATGAGGTTGCCCTAACAACCTCCTGCCGTTTTGCCCGTGCATATCGGTCACGAACAAATCTGATTACTAAACACAGTAGCCTGGATTTGTTCTATCAGTAATCGACCTTATTCCTAATTAAATAGAGCAAATCCCCTTATTGGGGGTAAGACATGAAGATGCCAGAAAAAAATGACCTGTTAGCCGCCATTCTCGCGGCAAAGGAACAAGGCATCGGGGCAATCCTTGCGTTTGCAATGGCGTACCTTCGCGGCAGATATAATGGCGGTGCGTTTACAAAAACAGTAATCGACGCAACGATGTGCGCCATTATCGCCTGGTTCATTCGTGATCTTCTCGACCTCGCCGGACTAAGTAGCAATCTCGCTTATATAACGAGCGTGTTCATCGGCTACATCGGTACTGACTCGATTGGTTCGCTTATCAAACGCTTCGCTGCTAAAAAAGCCGGAGTAGAAGATGGTGGAAATCAATAATCAACGTAAGGCGTTCCTCGATATGCTGGCGTGGTCAGAGGGAACTGATAACGGACGTCAGAAAACCAGAAATCATGGTTATGACGTCATTGTTGGCGGAGAGCTATTCACTGATTACTCCGATCACCCTCGCAAACTTGTCACGCTAAACCCAAAACTCAAATCAACAGCAGCCGGACGTTACCAGCTTCTTTCCCGTTGGTGGGATGCCTATCGTAAGCAGCTTGGCCTGAAAGACTTCTCTCCGAAAAGCCAGGACGCTGTGGCACTGCAACAGATTAAAGAGCGTGGCGCTTTACCGATGATTGATCGCGGTGATATTCGTCAGGCTATCGACCGTTGCAGCAATATCTGGGCTTCACTGCCGGGCGCTGGTTATGGTCAGTTCGAGCATAAGGCTGACAGCCTGATTGCAAAATTCAAAGAAGCAGGCGGAACGGTCAGAGAGATTGAGGTATGAGCAGAGTCACCGCGATTATCTCCGCTCTGGTTATCTGCATCATCGTCGGCCTGTCATGGGCTGTTAATCATTACCGTGATAACGCCATCGCCTACAAAGAACAGCGTGATAAAAAAGTCAGTGAGCTGAAGCAGGCGACCGCCACCATTACTGACATGCAGCAACGCCAGCGTGCTGCTGATGCACTCGATGCTAAATACACGAAGGAGTTAGCTGATGCGAAAGCTGAAAATGATGCTCTTCGGCGCAAGCTTGATAATGGTGGCAGGGTGCTCGTCAAAGGAAAATGCCCTGTGCCATCCTCAGCCGAAACCTCCAGCGCCTCCGGCATGGGCAATGATGCCACCGTCGAACTCTCTCCAGTTGCTGGACGAAACGTTCTCGGTGTCCGGGACGGAATTATCCGCGACCAAACAGCACTGAGAACGCTTCAGGAATACATCAGGACGCAATGCCTGAAATAATTTTTTTTGCAAATCACAAAGTCCATTTAATGAGCCTCGCGATGCGGGGCTTTTTGCAATAAATGCGTACCGCAACGCATGTTTTTTACACCGAACCTGCCCCTTTGGAATGGGCCTTTGAGGATACCAGTTAGTGCTGGCGAGCCTCGGTGGGCTGGTTTCCTATGCGGCAAAGGTTCATTTCAAATGGTAGGTAAACGTTATGAATATCGTGCCACTTAATTACAAAGGTGAAATTGTCAGTTTCAACACTGATGGTTGGATCAACGTCACAGGTGTTGCTGAGAGATTTGGGAAACGCATTGATAACTGGATGCGTTTGGCAGAAACGCTTGAATACGTTCGTGCTTTAGACGAAGCGTTGACCGGGAAAGAATCTGAAATTTTACATCCCTCACAATCGAGGTATGTAAAAACCAGCAAGGCACGAAAGGACAGGGGTGGTGGTACGTGGCTACATCCAAAACTTTCAGTTGCATTTGCCCGTTGGTGTGATGCTCGTTTTGCTGTGTGGTGCGACCTGCACATTGATAGTCTGCTTCGCGGTGAACTGACTGAGCAGCAGAAATATGAGCAAGCATGTCGCATTCGCGATGACCGGAAATCAAAAGCCAGCAATGGGGCAAGAGAGATGGCTCGCTGGCGATGGGATAAGCCGGTTATTGAAGCAAATGTTGAGTACTGGCGCGAGCAACTGCAGTTGACTCTCGATATCGCGTGCTGATGGCAAACGCAAAACTGCGTTATCGGAAAAATCAAAGCATTACGAGAACTGAGCAACGGCTATCCATTACAAAGCCCATCTACGGGTGGGCTTGATAATGAAACCGGAGTTAATTTCTGGTCACTAATTAACGGCAGTACAGCGAAACAACCCAAGCCAGAAAGTGGGGAAATAACACTGGCAGCCACTGAAAGATGAACCTCCTGCCTTATGGCAAAAAAGATTCTTTGTGGTGGCGGACTGATGGAAAGACATCCTAATCAAGCAACCACTCCACAGGGTCATAATTATGAACGACCAGCAAATCGAAAAAGAAATCGTTGAGAAAGGCAAAACCGCTCCGCGAGTTACCCCGCAGCACATCGAAGACGTGATTAAAAGCGAGCATTACTTTACTGCTTATGATGGACGAAATGGTGCCATTTCCAGCAACGAATATTGTGGCAGGGAAAAACCAGAAGAAGGCGATCGTGATTTATCACCATTGAAGTTGCTCACTTTCTGCGTACTGGTGCTGAAGAATGGCTTCACCGTCACCGGAGAGAGTGCCTGTGCAAGCCCGGAAAACTTTGATGCAGAAATTGGTCGGAAGATTGCCCGGCAGAATGCTGTAAACAAAATCTGGATGCTTGAAGGTTACTTGCTGAAGCAGAAGCTAAGCGAACAGTAGTTATTACAAAAGCCATTCAATGAGTGGTCTCGACAATGGCTTATACCCTACACGGGATAACTTAACTGATATCCCTTTTAACGGATAAACGGAGCCAACAATGGCAGAGATTATTCCCATGACTGAAGAACAGAAATTCCAGTTAGAGATTTACAAACTGGTCATGAACCAGAACGCAGCCGCAGAAGAAGCATTTCAATTCATTGGCACTGACGAACTGAAGCTTGAGCTATTCAAAATTCACTTCCAGTCAGGCGGCGCTAATTCGGATATCACGACCCGCACTATCGAAGCGGTGCGTAAATCGAAGGAAGCGTTAGACCTGTTCACTACCGGAGCATAAACATGGCACGCCCAACAAAGTATCAAGAGGCGTATGCCGAACAGGCACGCAAACTGTGCTTGCTGGGCTACACCGATGCAGAACTTGCTGATTTCTTTGAAGTCAGTGAGTCAACTATTAACAAGTGGAAGCTTGATTATCCTAAGTTTTCGGAGTCCATAAAAAAGGGTAAGGCCGTCGCTGATGCAGAAGTTAGTGATCGTCTTTATCAACGCGCTATGGGCTTCGTGGCTCCAGACATCGATATTCGTGTTATTGAAAATAGAATTGTCGAAACTCCGCTTGAGAAGTATTACCCGCCTGATACAACCGCCGCCATCTTCTGGCTTAAGAACCGACAGAAGGATAAATGGCGCGACAAGGTTGATCACGAGCTAACAGGCAAAGACGGCGGCGCAATTCAGATTGAAACATCACCGATGAGCACTCTATTCGGAAAATGACCTCGATTAATCCTATCTTTGAACCGTTCATTGAGGCGCATCGCTATAAAGTCGCCAAAGGCGGTCGAGGTAGCGGTAAGTCATGGGCAATCGCGAGGCTGCTTGTTGAAGCGGCGCGTCGGCAGCCGGTGCGTATTCTCTGCGCTCGTGAACTGCAAAACAGTATCAGCGATTCGGTAATTCGGTTGCTTGAAGACACCATAGAGCGGGAAGGGTATTCGGCTGAGTTTGAAATTCAGCGTTCAATGATTCGTCATCTCGGAACGAATGCTGAGTTCATGTTCTACGGCATCAAAAACAACCCGACGAAGATTAAATCGCTCGAAGGCATTGATATCTGCTGGGTGGAGGAAGCGGAAGCGGTAACGAAGGAATCATGGGATATCCTGATACCAACCATCCGTAAGCCGTTCTCTGAAATATGGGTGAGCTTTAACCCGAAGAACATACTCGACGATACCTATCAGCGATTCGTTGTAAATCCTCCCGATGATATTTGCCTGCTGACGGTGAACTACACCGACAACCCGCACTTTCCTGAAGTTCTCCGTCTGGAGATGGAAGAGTGTAAACGCAGAAATCCGACACTATATCGTCACATCTGGCTTGGTGAGCCAGTGAGCGCAAGTGATATGGCAATCATCAAACGTGAATGGCTTGAAGCCGCAACCGATGCGCACAAGAAACTCGGATGGAAAGCGAAAGGCGCTGTTGTCTCTGCGCATGACCCGTCAGATACAGGACCGGATGCTAAAGGTTATGCATCGCGCCACGGTTCGGTAGTTAAACGCATTGCCGAAGGCCTGCTGATGGACATCAACGAGGGTGCTGACTGGGCTACTTCGCTGGCGATTGAAGACGGCGCTGACCATTACCTGTGGGATGGTGATGGTGTTGGTGCCGGGCTACGCAGACAGACAACGGAAGCGTTCTCCGGCAAGAAAATCACCGCCACGATGTTCAAGGGCAGTGAATCGCCATTCGATGAAGATGCGCCGTATCAGGCCGGAGCATGGGCTGATGAAGTCGTACAGGGTGACAACGTTCGCACTATTGGCGATGTGTTCCGCAATAAGCGAGCACAATTCTATTACGCGCTGGCTGACAGGCTGTATCTGACATATCGGGCGGTTGTTCACGGTGAGTATGCAGACCCAGACGACATGCTGAGTTTCGACAAAGAAGCGATAGGCGAGAAGATGCTGGAGAAGCTGTTTGCAGAACTGACGCAGATTCAGCGCAAATTCAATAACAACGGGAAGCTGGAGCTTATGACCAAGGTCGAAATGAAGCAGAAGCTCGGTATTCCATCTCCTAACCTGGCTGATGCGCTGATGATGTGTATGCATTGCCCGGAGTCGGCTGCGAAACCCGACTATTCCAGTTACTCAATTCCTTGTGGTGTAGGTTGATATGGCAGAAAAAAAGATGACTGACTGGCATCGCAAGGTGCTGTGCAACTTTGATAATGCCTGGTCAGCAACGCAGGATATGCGTGAGCAGATTATTGAGGCTCAACGTTTCGTCCGGGTGTCCGGCGCACAGTGGGAAGGCAGCACAAACGCTGGTTACTCATTTGATGAAGGCAGGTTTGAGCATTACCCGCGCTTTGAACTGAATAAGATTGCCCGTGAATGTGATCGCATCATTGGCGAGTATCGACAGAATCGCATCAGCGTTAAATTCAGGCCGAAGGATGACAAGGCATCGGAAGCGTTAGCCGAAAAGATGAACGGCAAATTCCGCGCTGATTATCAGGAAACATCCGGTGGCGAAGCGTGTGATAACGCATTTGATGATGCTGTAACGGGCGGATTCGGTTGTTTCCGCATGTGTGCTGATTACGAAGATGAAATGGATCCGAGTAACGAGCAGCGACGCATCAGCCTTCTTCCTGTTTACGACCCGGCGACATGCGTCTTCTTCGATCAGGACAGCAAGCAATATGACCGCTCTGATGCTATGTGGGCTATGGAAATGTTCTCCATGACGCCTAAAGCGTTCGAGGCTGAATACCCTGATTCCATCGCGGCAAGCCTTTCTCGTGATGACACTGGTACTCAGTATGACTGGTCAACGCCTGACGCCATCTATGTTGGACGCTACTACGAAGTCCGCATAGAGAAGGTGAAGCTCACAGCATGGCGTAACCCTGTCAGCGGAGAAACGGCAATCTATGATGAAGAGCAAATCAAAGATATTGTCGACGAGCTGACCGATGGTGCATTCGAACTGATTGGCGAGCGAACGGTGAAGAAACGCCGAGTTTATTGCGGTCTTCTGTCTGGCGCTGAATGGCTGGAAGAACCGAAGCGTATTCCGGGCGAACATATTCCTCTCATCCCGGTATATGGGCGTCGTTCATTTGTTGATAATCAGGAGCGAATCGAAGGCCACGCAGCAAAAGCGATGGATGCACAGCGTCTTGAGAACCTGATGGTTTCCATGATTGCAGATAACGCCACTCAGGCTGGCGGTGATGGCATTCCTATCGTGGATGTTGATTTCATTCCCGGCCCATTAATGAACCACTGGGCAGAGAGGAATAAGAAAAGACCTGCAGTTCTTCCTATGACCAGCAAGAAGGACAAAAACGGAACGGTCATTTCAGAGGCTCAGGTTGCTGGCTGGACACCTCCGACACAAATGCCTCCAGCTCTTGCCGGGCTATTGCAGTACACTGGAACGGCTATTCAGCAAATTACAGGTGCGTCGCAGCTTGAGAACATGCCGAGCAACGTCGCTACCGATACCGTTGATAGCATCTTTAACCGGATGGACACGCAGTCCTATATCTACATGGACAACATGGCTAAATCCATGCGCCGTGCTGGCGTCGTGTGGCTTTCTATGGCTCGTGAAGTCTATGGCAGTGATACGCCGATGCGTATCGTTAATGAGGACGGCAGCGATGACGTGGCGCTGATGACTGGTGAAGTGGTTGACCGTCAGACAGGGCAGGTTATCGCGCTTAATGACCTTTCGCAGGGTAACTATGAAGTGACTGTCGATGTTGGCCAGTCGTTCGCTACTCGCCGTGATGCAACGGTTAAGTCGTTACTTTCCATGCTGGCACTTATCCCACCGGGAACGCAGAAGCACGACCTTGTATCGTCGATGATTCTCGACAATATGGACGGCGAAGGGATGGACGACCTTAAAGAATACAACCGCAATCAGTTGCTTCTGTCTGGCGTTATCAAGCCGAGAACGCCTGAAGAACAGCAGATGGTTGAACAGGCGAAACAACAACAGGCCAGTCAGCCAGATCCGGCTATGGTTGCAGCGCAAGGTCAACTTCTTGCTGGTCAGGCTGAATTGCAGAAAGCGCAGAACGAACAAGCAGCCATTCAGGTTAAAGCATTCCAGGCACAGACGGATGCTCAGGTTGCTGCGGCAAATGTTGTGAAAATCCTCGCATCTGCCGATAGCCAGCAAAAATCTGATATCCGTGAGGCGCTGAAACTGCTCGGACAGTTCCAGCAACAGCAAGGAGACAATGCCCGTGCTGATGCAGAGCTTGTCCTGAAAAGTCAGGCGCAGGGACATGCACAACGCATGGACATCAGCAGCATCCTGCAAAAATCAACTCAGCAACAACCACAGCAGTAATTAACCCATAACGTGCAATGGCTGTCTTTATGAGGCCTGGCACCCTATTGCCTTCCGATGGGCTGAACATCGAGTAAACAGGGGTAACAAATGGACCAGATGGCAGAAAACACACCAGAAGTTGAAATCGAAACCGACGCGTCAGAGCAGATTCCTGATGATGTCGAACTGGCTGAAGAAGTCGAAACAGAAGATGGCAGTGAGTCCTCCGGCAATGATGCAGAGGAAGCTACTGAAACTGATGACGACGAATCAGAACAGGAATTCTACTTTGGTGACGAAAAGCTGGATTCGCCAACCAGCGAAGATGGCGCTGAGCATGGACTGGTAAAACACCTGCGCAAGACGATTAAAGAGAAAGACCGCGAGCTGAAAGAGCTGATGCGTCAGTCCCAGAAACCCGTCGAGCAGCAGCCGGTAATCACTCAACCACCGCGAATGCCAAAACTGGATGATGAGGACATCGGTTTTGATGAAGAAATCTACCAGCAACGCATGGCTAAGTGGGCAGAGGATAACGGCAAATACCAGGAGCAAGTACGAGAGCGGAAACGAGAGGAAGAGGCGCGTACCGCAACGCTTCAGCAGAAAGCAGCCAATTACATGCATAGAGTAAAAGCACTGAAAGTGGCTGGTTACCAGGATGCAGAGCAGGCTGTACGCGAAGATGTTCCTGTTCACATTCAGGACATGATCCTTCTTGAGTCAGAGAAGCCGGAAATCGTTGTTCTGGCACTCGGTCGCAACACTGAACTGCGCAAGCAACTGGCAGAAGCTACCAACCCCGTAGCAATTGGTCGTCTGCTGGAACGTATCGAATCGAAGGCCAGAATCATGCCAAAAGCAAAAACCACGGCAGCCACAACCCCGACAGTTAAGGGGAGCAACGGCGCAGTAATCAATAACCTCGACAAACTTCTCGAAAAAGCGCGCGACACCGGTGATTACACCGAATACCGGGCGGCGAAGAACAAAGCTAAAAAATAATCCATCGGAGCTAAATACCTATGTCTAACCAGTTAACAAAAGACCTCGAAATCCTCTTTGAGAGCGTCATTGATAGTTTTGAGGCGTCCAATGTCGTTTCCCGCGAGTGCAGCAAGTTCCGACCGGGCGACATTGAAATGCAGCGCGCTGGCGACGTTGTTTATCGCCCTCAGGGCTACCACCTGAAAACCGTGAGCGGACTTGATCTGACTTCGGCCACTGCAAACTCACTCGTTCAGCGTCAGGTGCCTGCTCGCTTCCGCGAGCCAGAGAACGTCATCTACGAACTGGACGCAAAAGAAATGCGCGATCCGTGGCACAAAGAGCAGGCTGGCAAGGCGGCGGGTCGCCAGTTGGCGGCGTGGGTTGATAACATGATCGTCGATGAGGTGGTCGCTCGCTCCACCAACGTGGTCACCATTAAATCGGCGTCCACCGGTAGCACTCTCGGCGAAGAACTCTGGAACGCATCGGCTGACGTTGATGCAATGATGCTGTCCATTGGTGTGCCTCAGGGTGGTCAGCGCAAGGCGTTCTACAACCCGTTCAACTACAAAGACCTGGCTAAGGAGCTTGGCTCTCGCGCATATGCGGTCGGTGCAACTCTGACAGCCTATGAGAAAGCTCAGATTCCACCTGTGGCATCCTTCGACAGTTTCCGCGTTGATTATGCTGGCGCAATGAAGGCTGGTTCAGCTACCGCTGTAACTCTCGGCGGCGCAGTAGCACATAAAGTTACCGCGATGGATTCCAACGGAGCGCCTACCGATAACCGCCAGGGTGATATCACCGTATCCGCTGAGAACGTACTGGCTGTCGGTGATGCATTCACTATCGAAGGCGTTAACAGTGTCCATATGATCAAGAAGGTGGATACAGGTCAGCCGCAGGTATTCCGCGTCCTGGATGTAAAAGGCACTACCGTTACCATCAGCCCGAAAATTCTGCCACCAGACAACGCGGATAAGGCGTCTATTCCTTACCAGAACGTTACCGCCAATCCGAAGAATAGCGCGAAGATCAACATCCTCAACAAGAAGGCTGCGGCTTCCAACATCTTCTTCGCTGAGGGTTCTGTTGAGCTGATGTATGGCAAGTTGGCATTCCCTACCGGCCAGGGTCCGCAGGTTATGACCGCAACGACCGAGCAGGGTGCGACCATCATCATGGCTTACCAGTTCGACGCTAAATCTGGCAAAACGTGGACTCGCTTCACCACGCTGGCTGGCGCAAGCGTACTGGTCCCGGAATTCACCGGCCTGGTACTGGCTAACCAGTAATCCAAGGGGCTTCGGCCCCTCTTTTTTTTTGGAGATCGAAATGTCTCAAATCATGCTTTATAAGCCGGGATCGATGATCACCTGCGGCCCCCACTCGCTGGATTACATCATCGTTGATGACGAAGAAGTTAAATCTCACCTGAAAAAAGGCTGGGTAAAAACTCCTGAAGAAACCGCAACGAAGCAAAAAGTGGCTAAGGCGGAAGAAGATGGCGAAAACGAAGGGTGATCTCGTTCTAAAGGCTTTACGAAAAGCCGGGCTGTATTCCAATGCCACGTTGATAGATGCCGACCCTCAGGCAATTGAAGATGCTATTAATGACCTCGAAGACATGATGGCAGCATGGCAGGCGAAAGGTATCGAGCTTGGATATCAGTTTGCTGATACAGAAAACGGCATCATGCCGTTACCTGACGATGATTCAGGTATCCCTGCATGGGCAAATGATGGCGTCGCTTTGAAACTCGCTGTGCAAGTGTGCATGGATAACGTCATTCAGCCGTCGGATGCTCTCCTTACCGCTGCTGACAGCACATATCAGACAATCTGCATCGCTTTAACCAAAATACCACCACTTGAGCGACGAAATGACATGCCTCGCGGGGCGGGGTTAAAAAGCGCGTTTACGTGGAATCGGTTTTACATCGAGAAAGATGATCCGAGTACGTGAGGTGAATAAATGCCGATTCAGCAACTTCCGCTTATGAAAGGTGTCGGCAAAGACTTTCGAAACGCCGACTATATCGACTATCTGCCAGTGAATATGCTGGCTACGCCCAAAGAAATACTCAACAGCAGCGGATATCTTCGCTCATTCCCGGGCATTGCCAAACGTTCTGATGTGAACGGCGTATCGCGGGGCGTCGAGTACAACATGGCGCAGAATGCTGTTTATCGCGTATGTGGTGGTAAGCTGTACAAAGGAGAAAGTGAAGTCGGTGACGTCGCCGGAAGTGGTCGCGTATCAATGGCGCATGGTCGAACATCACAGGCGGTAGGCGTTAATGGTCAACTGGTCGAATACCGCTATGATGGCACGGTTAAAACCGTCTCAAACTGGCCTACAGACAGCGGATTCACGCAGTATGAGTTAGGCTCAGTCCGCGACATTACGCGCTTGCGTGGGCGTTATGCGTGGTCAAAAGACGGCACTGATTCATGGTTTATCACTGACCTTGAAGACGAATCGTATCCTGACCGTTACAGCGCACAATATCGCGCAGAATCTCAGCCGGACGGCATCATCGGCATCGGAACATGGCGAGACTTCATCGTCTGCTTTGGCTCATCGACGATTGAATATTTCTCCCTGACGGGTGCAACCACTGTTGGTGCCGCTTTGTATGTCGCCCAGCCATCGTTGATGGTGCAAAAAGGAATCGCCGGAACCTACTGCAAAACGCCGTTTGCTGATTCGTATGCGTTCATCAGCAATCCGGCAACAGGTGCGCCGTCTGTTTACATCATCGGCTCCGGTCAGGTATCACCAATCGCCAGCGCGAGCATTGAGAAAATCCTCCGCTCCTACACTGCTGATGAACTGGCTGATGGCGTGATGGAGTCTCTGCGCTTTGATGCTCATGAGTTGCTGATTATCCACCTTCCGCGCCATGTTCTCGTGTACGACGCATCTTCAAGCGCCAATGGTCCGCAATGGTGTGTGCTGAAAACAGGCTTGTATGACGATGTGTACCGCGCTATCGACTTCATTTACGAAGGCAATCAGATAACGTGCGGAGATAAGCTGGAATCGGTTATCGGCAAATTGCAGTTCGATATCAGCAGCCAGTATGGGCTACAGCAAGAACACCTGTTGTTTACACCACTCTTCAAAGCTGAGAACGCCAGATGTTTTGATCTGGAAGTTGAATCATCGACTGGTGTCGCTCAGTACGCTGACCGCCTGTTCCTCTCTGCAACCACTGACGGCATCAATTGGGGAAAAGAGCAGATGATTGAGCAGAATGAACCGTTCGTTTACGACAAACGCGTTTTGTGGAAGCGAGTAGGGCGCATCAGGAAAAATGTCGGCTTCAAATTGCGCGTTATCACGAAGTCACCTGTCACTCTGTCTGGCGCTCAGATAAGGATCGAGTAATGGCTGATTCGAATCTCAACACCCCTGTTATTGTACAGGCGACGCGGCTCGATACATCAATCCTTCCACGCAATATATTCAGCCAGTCTTACCTGCTGTATGTCATTAATCAGGGGGCTGATGTCGGCGCAATTGCCGGGAAGGCAAATCAGGCTGGTCAGGGCGCTTACGATGCTCAGGTGAAAAACGATGAACAGGACGTCGAACTGGCAGATCACGATTCAAGAATCACCGCAAACACAAAAGCGATAAATCTCCTTGAGGTCAGGTTAACAACCGCCGAAGGGAAGATAGTCGTACTGCGTAGCGATGTTGATTACTTGCTGGATGAGGTTATCGATATTCAGGCGCATCTGGTCACTGTTGACAAAAGACTGGATGGCGTAGAAAGCGATGTATCTGACATTAAGAGTGATTACGTATCGAAAACCGTAACCAAATTGCAGTCTCTTGCGTCACCGCTGGATGTAAAAACATCATATTCAGTTGATGGAATTCAGGTTGTTGGAGCAAGAAATACCGGATGGACTGCAGCCACAGGTACGCCACTTCTTGGCTCATTCAACGCTAACCAGTCATACACGGTCGGCACTACGTACACACAATCCGAAGTCGCAGCTCTCGCTACAGGTTTGCAGCAGGCGCGGCAGCGTATTCTGGCGCTTGAAACAGCACTTAGATTACATGGGCTGATTGACTGATGATTACATTCAAACCAACGCGAAACATCGACCTGATAGAAGCAGTCGGAAATCACCCTGACATTATTGCCGGGAGCAACAACGGTGATGGATACGACTACAAGCCTGAATGCCGTTACTTTGAGGTTAACGTGCACGGTCAGTTTGGCGGCATTGTTTACTATCAGGAGATTCAGCCGCTTACATTCGATTGCCACGCCATGTACCTGCCAGAGGTTCGCGGATTCAGCAAGGAAATCGGGCTGGCGTTCTGGCGATACATTCTGACTAACACCACCGTTCAGTGCGTCACATCGTTCGCTGCACGCAAATTCCGCCACGGGCAGATGTACTGCGCAATGATTGGCCTTAAGCGTGTCGGAACCATCAAGAAATACTTCAAGGGCGTGGATGACGTGACGTTTTACAGCGCCACACGTGAAGAACTAATCGACTTCCTGAATCACGGGAGATAGCCATGTTATATGCATTTAAGCTGGGCAGAAAACTGCGCGGCGAGGAACCTTATTGCCCTGAAAAAGGCGGGAAAGGTGGCTCTGATAAAAGCGCAAAGTATGCCGCAGAAGCTCAGAAGTATGCCGCAGACCTGCAAAATCAGCAGTTCAATACCATCATGAACAACCTGAAGCCGTTTACTCCTCTGGCTGGGAAGTATGTCGGCAGCCTTGAGAACTTATCGTCTCTGGAAGGCCAAGGTCAGGCACTTAACCAGTATTACAACTCTCAGCAGTACAAAGATCTTGCTGGTCAGGCTCGCTATCAGAGTCTGGCGGCAGCGGAAGCAACAGGTGGATTGGGTTCCACCGCAACCAGTAATCAGTTAGCAACAATCGCACCAACGCTTGGTCAGCAATGGCTGTCTGGACAAATGAACAATTACAACAACCTGGCAAATATCGGTCTTGGCGCTCTTCAGGGGCAGGCAAACGCCGGGCAGACATATGCCAACAACATGAGCCAGATTTCACAGCAAAGCGCGGCTCTTGCAGCGGCAAACGCCAACCGACCGTCAGCATTGCGGCAGGGTGTTAGTGGTGCTGCATCCGGTGCGCTTTTGGGTGGTGGCATAGCCAGTGCTCTCGAGCTATCAACTCCGTGGGGTGCTGGTATCGGTGCTGGTCTTGGTCTGCTTGGCTCGTTGTTTTAAGGGGTAATCAATGGCTACGTGGCAACAGGGTATTAATTCTGGTGGTTTTCTGGCTGGCATCGGTACGCAAAATGAGAATGCGCCAAAGGCAAGCGACATTAACGCAACGCTTGGTCTGATCCGCGAAAACAATGAACTGGCTCGATCAGGTGCAAATAACGTTGGTCTGACCGCGTTACGTGGTCTGGCTGGAGTTGCTGATATTTACAATCAGGAACAGCAACAGAAAGCTATTAGTGCGTTCAATAAGGTTCACGCTGATGCATGGGCTTCTGGTGATCCATCGGGACTATTTAAGTTTGCCCAGGAAAATCCAGCGTTTGTTGCACAGGCACAACAGGCGTTTTCCGGTCTTAATGAGCAGCAACGCAACGATATGGGCGATTTAGCCATGAGGGCTAACGTCGCTCTTTCTCAGGGACCGGAAGCCTACAGTAAATTCATTACTGACAACAAGGACAGGTTAAATCGCGTGGGGGCGAATGCTGATTGGATGATTCAGACAGGTATCCAGAATCCAGAGCAGCTATCACACATGCTGACTACTATGTCTCTCGGTGCGCTTGGACCAGAAAAGGCGTTTGCTGTTCAGGATAATATGGCTGGTCGTGAAATTGACCGAGGCAGGCTGGCAGAGACAATCCGCAGCAATCAGGCTGGTGAAGCACTTCAGGCGAGAGGGCAAAACCTTTCCTATCAGTCAGCAATGACTGGGCACAATATCGCAGCACAACGCTTGGCTCTGGATCAGCAAGAGTTCGGGTTTAAGATGCAGCAAGCGCAGGAAAAGGCTCAGCAGTTGATTAGCGAAGCACCTAAGCTGTCAGTAAACATGGAAAAAGGCATCGAGACGGCTGTAAACAATGCTACAGCATCATCAAACTCAGCCAATTCTATGAGTGCGCTTGCTCAACAGTTCAGAGCAGAAAAACCAACGACAGGTTTGTTCGGTAACGCACAGAACATGTTCGCAAAACTTACCGGAAGCGATACAACATTGCGTGATTTGCGCATTCGCCAAAATGCCCTTGTTAACAGTCAGGTTCTTAAATTCCTACCTCCCGGCCCAGCAACGGATAAAGACGTTGAGATCGTTCGACAGGGTGCGCCAACTGACATGGATAACCCTGAGACGGTCGCAAGATGGCTTGATGCAATGGCAAACCTTGAGCGACGAAACGCGCAGTTTAATGAGTTTAAAGCCGAGTGGATGAGCGCGAATGGCAACCCTGGACAATCGCGTAATGGCGGTCAGATATTGGGGTTGGATGTTAAAAAAGGTGAATCATTGGGGAGTGCCGTTAAGCGGTATATGTCAATGAATACTGACGCAGCGCCAGCACAAGATTCGACACCTTCAGGAGAACCACGGAATCAGGTTGGATCATATACCTCAAAATCAGGCATTCAATTTACGGTGGAATGATGAAAGTAACTGCAAATGGTAAGACATTTACCTTTCCTGATGGTACGAGCACGGAAGATATTGGGTCCGCCATTGATGAGTATTTTGCTGGTCAGTCAGCGCCAACACAACAAGGTGTTCAGCAATCGCCAGCAGACAACTCACTTGCATCAGGATATGCACAGCTTGCCACTCAGCAGAAGGAAGGACTAGATCGCTCTGCTGAGCAAGGGGCTGTTTTAGGTGCTGCAATGCGCGATGCCGTTACCGGTGAAAGCCGAATGACACCAGAAATGGAGAGACTGCAAAATGTTGGGGCTGCCCCTGAGTTGAACTCACTAAGCATGGATGCCCTGAAGGCTGGATGGTCTCAACTTTTCGGCTCCGACGCGTCTCAGGAAAAGATTCTTCAGAGTACCTGTGTGTCCTCGCTCATGGCGATGTTCATGTTTTCTGAAGCCTTCACCTCGCGGTCTACGAAACCGAGGTAAGAA